TTCACAGTGTTTTCAATACCATGAAAATACCATTCGTCATATTCTGTGCTGCCAAAGAAAAAGCCAGAGCCTGTTGGCAGTAGTGTATCTGCTTTACTGTGGTCTGCCAATACTTCTTCGCATATAATCTTTAGGTCAACTAAAGAACTGCGAGGTACATAGATTGGCTGACAGTTGTCTTCTCCATCTGCTAGTTCTTGAATGAACCAGTTATGGATAGCATTAACCTTGCGCCAGTATCCAACTTGGATAGACACTGATGCAAAGGCTAAATCATTTGGGTTATACATCCAATCCGTAGCCCCCACTAATGAGGCAAGGATTGTGTAATCAGCATTGAGTTTCTTATTGTGTGTTTCTGGTTCCCACTCAATAGATGAGATGCCCTTGCGAGCATACAAATACATATCCAATCCCATGATTAGATACCCATCCCTGCTTTGACTTTTGGATGTAGTTCCTCGGTCATACTAATGAATGCTTGTGGTGGCCAGTGTGAATTAAATACACGGTTAAGTAGATTTGCTAGTGAATAGTTTGGCTTAGCAATGAGTGCCATTGCAAGCATTTCTTTTGCATCATCTAGACGCTCAAGAGAATATAGATTAGAAGCAAGTACACTAGCAATAGGTGCTATGTATTCCTTTGGCACTGAATCCCAGAAGTATCCTAGATAATTATTAACATCTTCTGTTGAGTATTCTGATGGTAAACCTAGCAAGAAGTCACGCAGTTGGATGTCCTTATCTAATGCAACTGTTACTTGTGCTATGTGTTCAACTGTTGGTTCTTCTTTTGTATTGAGTAGTGCGTAGATACTGTCAGTCAATGTTTTGCGTTGGTCTTGCAGTTCTTGTCCTTCATTGTCAGTACCTATGATGCTGTCCTTGCATGCGTCAATGGCTTCACGCATCTTGTCTGCTGTTGTCATTTGCTTTCCTTTTCTTTTGTATAGCGCTGGAGGGATTCCAACACATCTTGTTGTTGCTCTTGGGTTAGTGTTGCCCATAAGTAGCCAAGTAAATAATGAGCGCCGAACTCATCATCGTATAGTTTTTTGGCTAACTCTTTTGCTTCTTTTAATCCTGGTGTTCCGACTGTCATTCTATTTCCTTTAACTTTGTTGTGTATATCCATGCCCAAGTTACATCTGACTTGCCATACTTTAATGTGCTTGTTGCTTTGCGTAAAGCAGCATCATCATCTTCTGCTTCCACAAAGAATGTTATGTTTACTTCCCATCTTTTAGTACCAGCCATGTTCTCTCCAATGTCTCCATGCAACTGATGGTCTGTCATATCTATGCATTATGTAGCCCAGCCCCCGCTCAATCTGAAGCGGGGCTGGGGTATCGGGGTCAAGTTTTAATAGTTGTGGTACACCAAAGGCAGAACTGTTAGGGTTCTGTGCTTTGTGATTCCAACCTGATTCTTTACCCCATAGTTTCATCAAAGCACGATGCTCAGACAAGTTCCATTCGGGGTATGCCATCTTCATAAACTGTTTGGCATATAACTTCAGAGCGCGGGGAGTCCAATGGAACTCGCTCATCTCTGTAGGTTTGGGTTCGGTGTGCGGTTTTGCTTGTGCTACTGGCGTGTGCCCTGGCAGCATTGACCAGAACACTAGATACCATGCTGTAAGCAAGGCGAATAGTTTTTTCATCTAACAACCCATCTGTAGAGGATATAGAAAACTGTAACGAGGAAGACCCAGGACTGTAATGGTGTGAGAGGGAGGATTGATATGTCATTCATCATCATCTTCTGTGTTGCAGACATCGCATAGTGTGCCGCATTGGCTGCATCTTGCATCATCATTCATCTCCCCACATCCTGTCTGGTTCTGTGTAGATATCACTGTCATCTTCCACATCTTTGTCTAGTGCTATGTCATCTTCAAGCGGTGGCTCGTATCCCATTTTTCCTCCTTCGCATTACATGTATTCGGTCTCCATACATACTGTGTCTTATAACTGCATCAATTGATACTCCATATACATCACACAATTTTAACAGTCTTTTAACTGTGATGTTTCTATTGTTGCGTTCGTAACTACCTACTGCTTCTTTAGTAAACTCGCCTTTGCTTATGCGTTCTACATCTTCAAGCGTATATCCTGCAACTATTCTTACATACTTTAGAGTTAACATTACATCTAAGTAATCAGGATTCAAGTTACTTATTGAGCAAGATTGGCATTGTTGGTAATCCCAGTCTTGGCTGAACTTATCTTTTGGTTGCTTGCAAGTTACACATTTACTCACATTCATCTCCATTATGTAGTACTTGGTCACAACAGATTGTGCATAGACCAGTTATGTTGCAGAACTTTTCTGCATACTGGTCGCAATCAGCACACTGAGATGGTACGTATGGGCCTGTCATTGTTCTTTAACCAATAGTCTTTCATCTACTGGAACTTTTGTGTATCCTTTAATTGTGGTAACTCCACGATTATTACAGTATGCTTTGTATAGTTCTTGGTATTCTTCATGGTACTTAAATGTTAGGAACTTTTTGGCGTATTCTGTTGCTGCATTTTTAATGCTTCTTATTTCTTGTTCTGTCATTTATTCTTCCTCCACATAGATTCGTCCAGTCGCCATCATCTCTTCGAGGATGGCGTTGGCTTTCTTGATTGATGCTATTGCTGTATCAATGGACTCATTCAAGTCCGCTATTTCATTTACTGTGTACGACATACTGTTCTCCTTGGTTTAGTTATTCTGCTGCTGCTTTTGCTTCTCGCTGGTAGCGGAAGCCATCTTTATAGGTCTTGTCTGTTAGATTATAAAGAGTCCAGTTTAAGGAACTGTTATCAATCCGACCTCTTGCGGCTATAAAGTATTTACCATTGGATGACATGACTCCTATACCTAGGCCTTCTATATGTATTTTACGCCATGCTAATCCCATAGTTTGTTTCTCCTAACTTTGTCCATGCACATGGACTGCAGTAGTTTCGGGGCGCTGTTCTGTTTATATCTACCATAATGTCCATGCCACAAGCATGGCAGTATTGGATTGCATACTTAACTGTTGGGTAATGGGTTGGGGTTATGAACTCTTGGTTGTCCATAGGTCTTCCTTCGCTATGTCTGGGTCCATGTAATAGTCTACGCTGCGGGCTTTCTTGGCTATCCTTAGCGCACGGCGCAGTTCTATATTCTCTTTAGTAAGTAGCATGTTCTGTCTAATTGCTAGTGTAACAACTGCAATACTTGTAGTCAACGCTATCAGTAATGCAAGCATAGTCATGGAATCTAATAACATTTTGTTACCTTTCATATTATATAATGGACTTGTAGTTATCCGTGTTAACTACCTGGGGCCGAGCAAAAAAATGGAGAGGTGAGTGAGAGCCTAAGCCCCCACCCACCCCTCTTTGTTTATGCTTGTGATACTGAGGTAAGGACTACCTGCTTGAGACCAGGCTTTCTGTCCTTGTTGTCAATGTTGGGACGACGGTCCCATCGTGTGTTACCAATACCTTCTGCGTTGATGTATGCGGTCTGGTCATCGAGCCAGTTGAGTGCTCGAAGTTGTGCGATTACATTCTCATCGAAGATAACCACTCGAGTGGAGTCAGAGCAAATCATGCGCCCTGTTGGTAGTTGTTCGTAGTCGTTGATGGATGCTGTGTAGAATCCATTGCGGTCAACAACATTCTTGATAACGCTGTTCTTGAATGTGACTGTGTTCATGTTATTTCCTTTTCTGTTGGTAGTGTTGTTGTGCAGACCTGCTCCTGCACTTGTTCAGAGCAGGTCTGCTTGGTTTGTTAGTTACAACTTGGACATACAGCGTGCTTGTTGCATACCATGTGGCAGTCTTGGCACACGGTTTCATGTGGACCTAAGTCCACTACCAGTTCAAAGAACCTATCGGATAGGTTGGTGATAGGTTCCATAAACTCCTCACGCTCAGCCTCTGGGTCATACCATGTACCCAGAGTGGTGGGCGCTATCCAGTCATGACCACTTGGCTCAGTGATACTGTGCCATTGCTTGTGGTAGATAATGTTGCTTTCATCTACTATTTCGTGAGCGTAGTCTGCTTGCAGTGCCTCGCGCACTTGTTCGCAGTCTGCGCATAGTTCCATCTGAATCATGCACTGGTAGCATGGGTTGGAGACAGTCAGTTCATCAGACATTGTTCTTTCCTTTCTTTAACCTGATACCCGCGATAACCTCTCGGTTCAGGATTACGCCACTTCGAATCATGGCAGTCATCGGACAGCGCTGATGCGCTGGACGCGGGGCGTGGCTGGACTGCGAGCCTGCGAGCAGGCGCACATTTATGGGCGCTCCAGACACGACAGATGCGTGGTTTACCACGCTGAGAGTAGTCATGTTGCGCCTATGAGTTAGCCCCCTTCCGCCGAATAGGCGGGAGGTACGGGATAACGAATGCAACAGGACTTGACAAACATGATACAAGGCGCGTAGTCCTGAGAGAGAGAATTCTGCCAGCGCCTAGGCATTCTGGAGCGAGCACAGCATTGCCAAGCATGGCTGCATGTAATGCTGACAGGCTGCAATCGGCTGGCACAGCGGGGGTCTGACTGCAACACTGGCGTGGCTTTGACACGCCGTGTTCGGCTGGCAGACGAACTGTGAGGGTTTACCCATTGCCAAGGCTGTAACGATTTCAGTTTAATAAAACAGGGGCGAGGTAGTGCTGTCTATCGAGCCGCAGACTAGTCTCTGTCTACACTCAGCCTGTACAGTACAGGTCAACCTGTATCTGTCTACCTGTAGTCTGTTTCTGACCCTAGAGTGATTAAACTACGGCTGTAAGATATACTGTATCTCTAATAAAGATTTTCCCGTACAGTCCCCTATGCCCTGTTTAGGCTGTTACTTAACTGTTTTAATTAAGTAAAAAGATTTTTGCCTTTGCACCGTTCGGAATGGCTGTTTGAACGGGTTAATACTATATAGAGACTATTTCTTTTACTACCTAAGCAAGTTCTTCAGGAACTTGCGTTACAGACTGTATCTACTATCCGTTACTAACTGGTCTGTACTATATGCAGATGGGACAGTTACGTGACTTTTCAGAAGACTAATAACCCTCGTACCGCTATGGCGGCAGAGGCTAAAGCCAAAGTTTTGGCGCTGGTATCTGAAGGTATGTCGGTACATAGGGCTATGGAACAAAATGGCAAAAAGCCAGACACTGTTCGTATCTGGTGTTTAAGAGACCCAGCCTTTGCTACTGCCCTAGCCGAGGCAAAGGAAAACGCTAAAGAGCGTTCATTAAAAGCCATGGGCGTAGCCCGTGAAGATATTACCTTTCCTCAGTTTTCTGAGATGTTTTTGGACCAGCGGGTTTTTCCACATCATATGGATTGGATTGACCTATTAGAGGGACGCGAGCCTTCGTGGCTGCACCCCAATATGATTTACGAGCCAGGCAATCGGAACCGCCTACTTCTAAACGTTCCCCCTGAGCACGCCAAATCAACCGTCATTACGGTTAACTACGCAACTTATCGCATCGCTCTCAATCCGAACGTCCGCATTATTGTGGTCTCGAAGACCCTTGTTAAAGCACGCGAGTTCGTGTACGCAATCAAGCAGAGATTATCCCACCCGCGCTGGCTAAAGTTACAAACAACTTTTGGACCAGAAGGGGGCTGGAAAGAAGACTCAGATACTTGGCGAGTTGACACGGTCTACCTTGGGAGTGATGCGAGAAACTCAAGTGAAAAAGACCCAACTATCCAGGCACTGGGTATGGGTGGTCAGATTTACGGCGCACGTGCCGACCTGATTATCCTAGATGACTGTATAACTACCTCTAACGCTCACGAGCATGAGAAGCAGATTAACTGGCTGCAAAAGGAAGTTATTACCCGTTTGGGCAAGAATGGTAAGTTACTGGTGGTAGGTACACGTATCGCCCCATCTGATTTCTATAAAGAACTCCGCGACCCTAAGCATTGGTCTGGTGGCAAGTCACCTTTTACATACATGGGTATGCCAGCAGTTCTTGACTATAGCGATAAGCCAGAAGACTGGACAACCCTCTGGCCTGCAAGTGATACACCCTGGGACGGTGATGAAGATACCCCACCTGATGAAGAAGGGTTATACCCTAAGTGGGATGGCGAAACGCTTTTTAAACGTAGAAGCGAAGTAACCCCAGCAACATGGGCGCTTGTTTATCAACAAGAAGATGTAACTGAAGACTCTATCTTTCCACCTGAACTGGTGCAAGGTTCTATTAACGGCATGCGTAAGCGTGGTCAATTAAGACCAGGTGCACCAGGACACCCAACTCATGTTGAGGGATACACCATCGTAGGCTTTGACCCCGCTATGGCGGGTAACGCTGCGTTTGTGGCTATTACCTATAACAGGGCTGATGGAAAGATTTATGTTTTAGAATGTTTAAACATGCAAGACCCAACGCCACAAAAGATTAGGCAAGCCATTGAAGATTTTACGCTTCGGTACAGACCGCAAGAGTTCCGCGTTGAAATCAACGCCCACCAAAAAGCCTACTCCCTTGATGAAGAACTACGAACATGGCTCTCTTCACACGGCGTACGGCTTAATTCTCACTTTACAGGCAAGAACAAATGGGACACAAACTTCGGTGTGGCATCAATGTCAACACTCTTTGGCACTACTCGCGAAGGTAAGTTCCAAAAGAACAACATTATAGAATTACCTAGTACTGAAAACTCAGAAGGTATGAAGGCGTTAGTGCAACAGTTAATTACCTGGAAGCCTGACACCAGAGGTAAGACAGATACTGTTATGGCTTTATGGTTTGCGGTTATCCGTGCCCGTGAGTTCATGCAGCAAAATAGCAATATCGCAAGGTACGCCAACAATCGTTGGGCTACTAGAGCGCAGCAACACAAACGTACCTCAATTAACTTAGATGATGCCGCATCTGAAATGTGGCAACAACAATACGGATAAGGATAAAACAAAATGGCAACTAAAGCACAAAAAGTATTAAAGACAGAATACATGAAAAGCACAGGCATGAACCCTACACTAGCGGCAACAAAATATGTTGTTAATGGACTTAAAGACCTTAATTTGTCACCTCAAGAAAGACAAGCAATGAAGCAAAAGTTAATTCCAATAGTAGCAAATCGTATTAAAAATGACCGTGGTCGCACAAAGGGTCGTGCTGTAGGAATCGTAATGCGCGAAGAAAAGGCTCGTCTTAAGAAGGCATCAGAAAGCATCTAAATAATTTTTAACTAACAACAATACGAATAGGGAATAACTATGGTACTACCACTAGTAGGAATAGCAGCAGGAGTAGCAGCCCGTGCTGTTGCAAAAAAAGTTGCATCTAATGCTCTTAAAAAAGCAGCCGTTGGTAAAATGGCAAGCAAAGCAATTAAGGCTCCTAAAGGTGGACCTAAAAATATTTCAACTGGCAAAATGAAGGCAACAATAAAGGCTAATAAATATAAATCTGAAGGCGCTGGTGCTGTTAACTTAGGTACTAAAAGTGGCAATATGCGTGAATATATGAGTGGTGCTAAAGTTAAAGGAACTGCTCGTAATGTTCGTGATAATGCACACCGCGCAGAACTTGAGGCTAAAGGATATTCAAAGCGTGCTTCTGTTACAAAGTATCCAACTAAAAAATTGGTTGGCAATCCTAATAAATTAACTACTTCAAAAGTTCCAGTAAAAAAAAGTAAGGGTAAATAATTATGGTAGCACCATTAGTAGGACTAGCAATAGGAGCAGCAGCGCGTGCTGCTATTAAAAAGGCAGCAACTAAAAAGTTAGTTAAAGAGGCTGCTAAGA